CGGAAAAGGTAAGGTATTGTTCCAAAACCTCAGTCTCCTTATCAGTTAGTATTCCCTCTTTGGCTTCAAAAATCAACTTCCTTGTCTTAGCCTTATCGGCGAGTTCTATAAGTGCTGTCATTTGGCGGTATCCCCTGGTGTTACTTGTGGGATGACTCCTAAGATGGAGGCAGGAAAAGGGAATGGTTGTTCAATGCAGTATTGGCCGGGGACTGTCCAGCTTGGGTCTAGGCGAGTCATGGCATCGCCAGTGACGAGGTCGGTGGTGCGGGTGTTGGTGGCTGAACCAACGTTGCCTCGGACTAGGTCTTTCATTGGGAGTAGAGTGTTGAAGGTCTTGCCGATCGATAGGCCTAGGGTTTGATGAACACGAACGGTCACTGCCGGGATAGACTTCATCTTACCTTGAATAGTAGGTTCGCCTGTGTCGAGTTGAAGGGTCTGAAGTCGAGGAGTATAGGCGAGGCCGATGGTGACGCGAGTGTAGCCAGTGGCCGGTGAAGCTGGGGCAGGGAGGATGAAGCTGCCGGAGGTTGGCATGGCGAACGGAGTGATAACGGTGACGTTGCCGAGGTTGTCTGTAGCAAGACCAGTGACAGTGGCTGCGGCTAAGTGCTGGGCTCCCATAAAAGCCAAGGTCGCTACGCCGTTATATTGCAACCCGGCATCCACCGCCCAGGCATCTGTTAGACCTGTGGGGTAGAAAAGTTCGGCGATTCGCTCGACGTATTGGATGGTGTTCCCGTTAATAGTCCGTTGAACTACAGTATAGACCGCGTCCACCTGGCCCGCAGCAACAGTCTCGGTGATCGATGCTACGGACTGAAATGATCCTTGGGTATCACTATGTGACCAGGCGATTAGGTCTTGCTCTTTAAGGAAGGTTAAGGTAAGCATTGTTCCATCATTGCGAATCGCCCAGACGATCTTATATGGCTCCTCAGCCCAAGCCCATTCGAGGACAGAGAATCCGTAGAATAGATGTGAGGAGAGGACAGAGATGTCAGTTCCAGTGTAGACTTGGGTATAGAAGTTGAAGACGAGGTCTCGGACGATTGAGCCCTTGGATTGCACATAGAGGACATTGTCATTGGCGACGATCGGTGGTGGGAAGCTAGAGCCATTGTAGGCTTGGGAATTGGCCACGATCTGTGTGGCAGATATAGGTGCCCCCGGCGATCCGCCATTGATTAGCCAAGCTTGCTTATCGGAGAAGACGATTAATCCTTGTGGCTGGGTAATCATGGATTGGATTGTATTCAAGGTGCCTGAAGTTAGAGTTCCAGAGATAGCATTGTCAGGCTCAACTGGAACACTGGTGTTGAAGTTGTAGTAGGCCCCAGGTTGAGAGAAGTTAAACTGTTGCGGAGAGCCAGTTGGTCCAGCAAGGACTAGCCGCTGTTGGAATATCCCAGGGACGGTGGGATTGCCTACCGACCCAGCACCAATGAATGCAGAGGCTGATCCACCACCAGCGCCAGAGATAGATACAGTTGGATTCAATACATACCCGCTACCGGGGTTGACGATACTTATTCGACCAATACCCCAAGTGAGATTGAATGTACCACCGGTACCAATGCCGCTGGTTGAGACTTGAGCAACAGGGTTAGCTGGAGTTGGACCGGCAGAGATTGAACCAGGGTTAACGATTGCTACAGCGGTGATTGCACCTGCTGCAACTGTGGTTACTTGGAGAACGACCCCGTTGGAAAGGGTTACGGTATCGCCTACGACGTAACTGGCGCCCCCTGCGGCTACAGCAGCGGTGTTGCATTGAAGCAAGGCTACGGCTGTAGCAGTAACACCGGGGGATGCTGAAAGGGTGATGGTCGGAACGGTTGTGTAGGTCACTGATGCCGTCAGAACGATGGTAGTTACGGTACCGCCGCCAGAGAATGGGTTTTGTACAACTGGCGGACCAGAGGAGAAATCAGGGCCGATATTGGAGTCGTAGATGGTAGTCCCTTGCACATTGCCGATAAAGCCGAACGCGGACCCAGCTGGAACGGCGCCGCCATAACTAGGATTAGCCCGATAGACATTATAGCTAACTGCTCCAGTCACTGGCAACCAAGTGATGGTATTGGTTCCAGCAACAGAACGAATATCGGTGAGAGGCCCAAAACTAATATAGCCCGATGGAGCGCTTTCTTGACCATTCACATCTACCGAGGTAACGATATAGGCATACCAAACTGTACCACCAACAAGGGTTGTATTTGCTGAAAAACCTGTTGGGGTGTCGATAGTAGTGCCAAAGGTGATCGTCCCTAGAGTCCAATTGGTTGCGGTGACTAGAATCAGCTGCTGTGGGGCGTGGTTTGGGTGACACAGAATCATCGTATCGACGTTCTGGGTGAACTTAATCTGTTGGAGTTCAGTCGCGGTGTAGGGAGAGGCGATGGTGTAGACTCTGGCCGAAGTTCCACCTGCGGTGTAGGCTGAGTAGGCTGTAGAGTTTATAGGGACGCCGTTTAGGTCGTGGAGTTGGAAGGTGTTGGCTGTGGCCCCAGCAACGATATAGTAGTTGCCGTTGACTTGTGTCATGCCGCCAACGGCAGAGAGGAGAACCCAATCGCCGTTGGCATAGCCATGAGCATTGGAGGTAACGACAGCAGGGTTGGCTTGGGTGATACCGGAGATGGCCTTAGTCGCTTCTACGACTGGCGCTCCGTTGTTATAGAAACGAATATAGCTTCCGCCAAATTCGAGTACATAGGATACAGTCAACGAGGCTTGAAAAGGAATAAGCCTCGTTTTGGTATTGGCTCTGGTTTGAAGAATATACTTCGTTCCCGGTCGGGCGGTAGCGCCACCTCGATAATCGACGAAGAAGTTCCGGAGGAGGGCGGCGCCCGAGTGGTATTTGGCGATATCGACTCGGGCATTCAGGGCTGGAGCCCATTCGCCAGAATTGAAGGAGAACTGCATCACCGGTTGAGAAATTACAGCCTCCTATTGCATTCTATTACAGAAGGCAAACTCACCAAAATGTGTCGTTGCTCCTTCTTTATAAGCCTCTCTGGCTTCTTCGATTGTGTCAAATGAACCTAAACGAATCCGCTCATTCCTTACCCAGATTGTAACTCTAAACTTTCGGCCGTGCTTTTCAATGCCACGATTTATACCAAAATCGGCATTTGCAATATTTTGTGATACTGTAGCTTCTCGAAGATTATCTGGACGATTGTTATAACCATTCCCATCTTTATGTTCAACATCAATTGGAATATAACCATAAAGATAAATCCAGATTATTCTATGTGCAAGATATTTGGTGCCGCAAATCCCAACACCCAAATAGCCACGAACATATGGCCCACCAGCGGGCTTGCCAGCATACTTGGTATTCCAATTCTTTGGTTGTTTGGGATCATAACGCCAAAACAACCAACCAGTCTCCTCATCTAAGATAAAGACTGATTTTAGATATTCTTGAGTTAGTATGTCAATCATAAATTCCTCACATTAGAAAAACGTCGGAAGAAGACCGCCCCAGTCAAATGCGTTGTAAGGACCGGATTGGAACCCATCGGTCCACCAGATACCTCTAGCGCGTATCCAGTCTGGGGTAACGTCACTGACGGTCAGACCTTCGTTGCCATCAACCTTACGGGCCTCGGTAAGGGACATGTTCGCCATTTGGATACAGGCGTTGGCAAGCGCCTTATCTCCAGTCAGGCCCATAACGATGTCGGCACCGAGCTTACCTGCCATTGCATCTTGAAATATCGGGTCCCAGACATTAGGGTCGGTGATCTGGCGAATGTAGGTAAGGGTGGCAAATTCTTGATTGCAGAGGATAACTCGTTGGCTGCCTTTGGCACCGAAGGTTAGGTTGAACGTGGCACCAGAGCCAGAGCCTGTAGTTGAACCTTGGGCGACTGGATTAGTTTGGGCCGCGAAGTAAGACCCACCAAAGGAAGGTACAGCGTCAATAATTTGGCTAACAACTGAGACGGTAGTGATAACTCCAGCAGGAGCGGTTAGGACTTGAAGTACCGCTGGGGCGCCGATAGGTGGTTGGGTAGTATCACCTGAGGCGAGAGTGATTTGATCGCCTACGGCGTAGCCTGTGCCACCAGTGACGACAGTCGCAGCGGTGACTGGAACGAACTTATCACTCTGGACCTTGAACCTAATCGGCGATCCGAGCCAAGTTGATGGGGCACCGCCGGTTATGGCTGTGGTGATTGGGACATTGCCTGCAAAGCCTGTTTGGGTCGATGGGATAATCCA